CGATTTTCCGCATCCCATTACGCCGTATCTGTTTTGCGCTACGATATGTGCCCGCGCCACGTATCCATTTGGAAAATCCTGCGGATGATCATACACGGTCACAATGACGTTCACTCGGTAGCTCCTGCGACCGTTGTTGATCAATCGACGGAATTCATCGTTCGTTAGCCCCGCATTCATCGTGCTTCTCCTTTGATGTGTCTGTGTTCTGTGCAGAAATTCATCGAGATAGTGGATTTTGATGCCCGTGTGGATGGCATACGCCTTTTCTGCCCTGCATCCTGTGGATTTCTCCCACCCGGGACAAAGGATGATCGCCTCACAGCATGAGAGGAGTTCCAGGGCATCGGCGAGCGCCGTGCAATAGTCCGTGTTTTCATCGCCAAACATTCCGAGCGGATTCATAAAGCAGATATGCGGATGGCGGGCTTTCAGTTCGGCGCGGATGCGCTCTGCATCTGCAAGGTTCGCTTTCTCGTCACCCGTGAATGGATGAGATACATAATAACGCTTCATGTGTGCTCCTCCTTATGCAAATAATGCCTGTTCTGAAAACTGCTGTGCCTCCGCCCGCTGCAGGTTCTTCACACTCTGCGTGTAGTAGGAGTCCTTCAGTTCAATCCCAATGGCGCGGCGTCCCATTTTGACTGCCTGATATGCTTCCGATCCAATCCCCATGAACGGCGTAAACACAACGTCCTCGGGATTCGTCCACATCGTGATTGCCCGCTCAATTACTTGCAGTTGGAGCGGTGCGATGTGGCGCTCATCTTCTTCGTCCCGCGCGCTCTCGCGTTGGAGAGTGTTTGACGGGTTGATGTCTGGCCATACGCACTCCGCCCACTGCTGCCACTGTTTGACGGGAAACTCCTCGCTTGTATGATGAACGGGCTTCGGGTTGTCGCCCGGCTTGCGGAATGTCAGCAGGTAGTCCGGAATCGCCATGCGCGAGAGGCAGGAATCTTTCTTGACCTGTTTCCACAAAAGCCCGATTGCCTTTGTGCGCTGCATGGCGGTCACGGGGTCTTTGCGGATGGTTACGCGCGGCGTGTGCATGACGAATCCCGCTCGCTCGAATATGCGTACAAGCGCCCCTGAGAAGTCACGCAGTCCGATCACACCGTCCCGATTCTTTGTAAGGGGGAGATCAATACAGTGGACGCTCATGCAGCGCCCCGGCGTGAGGATTCTGTAAAGCTCCTTCGCCAAGAAGCGGAAGTGGCGGGCGAACTCCATACTTGTGCGGCAGTTGCCAATGTCGCGATTGCTGTTGCTGAACACATACAGACTTTCAAACGGCGGCGAGAAGATGATGAAATCAACGCTCGACTCTGGAAGCCCCCGCGCAACCTCCACGCAGTCCCCGTGGTAGATGTGCCACATCGCCCCTGCATCCTGACCTAATACCTTGACGCTTTCCATTTCGTGTCCTCCTTACGCCGCCGACGGCTTGAGCCAATCCGGCAGGGTCATGTCCTCCTGCGGGTCATATTCTTTGGTCTGCCGTGTGGTCGATCTGATATTGTCCTTCGTGATGTTCTGCGTCACTGCGATCATGCCGCGCAGCATCTCCTCGAACTGTCTTTCCTTGCGCTGGATGTTCTCGACGACCGCCCCCTCTGTGTCGGCGGTGATGATCTGAACGTCTACGGGGTGCTCCTGCCCGAATCGCCAACAGCGGCGAACGGACTGATAGTATTGCTCGAAGCTGTCCGAGAGTCCGACGAACGCCATTTTATGGCAGCGCTGAAAGTTGAGTCCCATTCCGAAAATAAGAGGCTTACTGATCAGTACGCGAATCCTTCCGGCGGCAAAGTCTACCGCCGCCCGCTCTTTTACGTCCGGGTGGTCGCTTCCGCTGATCTCGACCGCATCGGGGATGAGCGCTTTTAGTGCATCGGCTTCGCTGTTGAGGTTGCACCATACGAGCCACTGGTCCGCATCCGCATTCACGATTTCGGCACACGCCTGCGCCCGATCCTGCACACTGTCCCGCCGCGCCTGTTGACGTTCCTGCAAGGTAAGCGCCTCGACGGCAAAAAGCGTTTCCGGCTGCCGCTCCGTATGTACGGTATGTTGTGATATGCGTAGCGGTGGCAGGTTGTAGCGTGTGCCGCTATATCCGAGGTCTTTTGGATTCGTGAGCATGACGCTCCAACTCGCCACCCACTGCCAAAAATCCTGTACCGCATGACCTTTCAGCCGCCATTTTCTTATTTCTCCGCCATCGTGGACGAAAAACGTCGCAAGCATCTCACCCGATGACATAACTCCCAAGAACTCGCTGTGATTGCATAGCTCCATGAGGTCGTTCGGTGCGGGTGTCGCTGTACAGGCGAGGCGGTAGGGGATCTTTTGGCAGGACGCGATCAGTTGTGCGCGGATTTTCCCCGCCTGTGCTTTGAGGATAGAGGATTCATCCAGCACAATCCCCCGAAATGTTGAGAGGTCGAAGCGCTCCATGCGCTCATAGTTCGTGATGTTGATTCCGCCATCCGTGACATCTTCCTGTGAGCGGCAGTGCTTGACGGTGATCCCGAACTTCCCCCCCTCGGATATTGTCTGCTTGCTCACGGCGAGCGGCGCAAGGATGAGAACTGTGCCGCCGATGTGGCGTGCCCATTCAAGCTGCATGAGTGTTTTTCCGAGTCCCGTACCCGCAAATATTGCCGCTTTCCCCTTTTTCAGTGCCCAGAGCACGATGTCACGCTGAAAGTCAAATAGTTCATCGCTGATCGTGATGTTCTCCACGTCGATTCCTACGCTCGGCACGGTGATTTCTTTCCGGCGCAGAAACTCCTCGTATTTATCTGTCATTGCTTTCTTTCCTCTCTGCTCTCGTGGCTTCCGCGATCCGCCGTATCACATAATCCGCGCACGGCTGCGCCATGCCGTTTCCGAGTGCCTTATAGCGGGCGGTATCGCTCCCGCCATCGGTGTATCCATCCTCTAACCCCTGCAAGCGTTCACACTCGGTTGGCGTGAGTCGGCGAACGACATTTTCCGCAAGAATTAGCTGTTGGTCATGCATACAGTTGAGCGCACCTACTGTTTTCTGTAACTGCGACTGGTTCAGCTGCCCGTTACCGACACAGCAACTGTGTACTATTTGCACTTGATTTCCTGTCTCCATCCGTGCATCATCTGCGTGTGTCATGTCGTAGACTGCAATTCGAGCGCAATCCGCAGTTCCTCGGGCAGTTCCTTCCCCCGTTCTTTCGCCCGTCGCAGTATCCCCAGACACGCTTTCCTGCTCAAATAGTATTTCTCCGGCACGTCGGTCATGGGCTGCAAAATCCGCGACAAGAAAGATTCTTTTTCTTCGTTGGGGGACTCCCCAATATTGTGCGTCCAATACCCTCCATGCGATTTCAGCTCCGGGGAATTGCACCAATCCAGCGGGAGCCCATCGATTACCTTGAGGCATTGGAATTTCACTTTCTCCGATTTCTTCGAGCACGGCTTGAAAATCCATCCCCCGGTTGGATGAAAAAGCACCTGGGACGTTCTCCCACACAAAGAACCTCGGATACTTCCCTGCGGTACGCTCCCGCATTCGTCGAACAAGGTCAACTGCTGTTCGGAATAAGCCGCTGCGTTCACCACATAACCCCTTTCTTTTTCCGGCGATGGATAAGTCCTGACACGGACTGCCCGCGCATACGATGTCCACAGGCTCGATCTCGTCGGGGTCAATCTGCGTAATGTCCCCCGAGTGGCTTCACATCGGGGAAGTGTCGCGCTGTCACCGAGCACGGGAACGGCTCGATTTCACTCGCCCATACAGGCATTACCCCTGCATGACGCGCCGCAAGAAGCCATCCGCCGATGCCGTCAAAGAGACTTCCGAGCGTCATCACCGCACCTCCCTAAAACAATGAAATTTCAACATCACGTACAACAGGCTTCCTCTTTTTCGGTCGATATTGTCGCCCTGTGTCCACATCCCCCATACACGACGGATAAAAACCAGAGCGCGATGTCTGGTGGCGTATCTGCGAAAAGGACAGAACTATTTCCCGCTCATCGCAGTAATAGTAATGACCGATTGTGAGGCAGTTGGCACAGTATCTGCAATATTTCATTACCGCACCTCCCGAAAGATAATATCCTTCTTGCGCATCGCGTAAAGAAACAGCTTCTTGCCTGTATACGGAATCATCGCTTTTCGTACTCCTCGAAATAGAATTTCACGGGTCTGCCCGTAAGCTGAATCAATCCATGTGCCAACGCAAGGCGAAACGTCAACAGCTTTTCCAGTCGCCCGGGGATAAGGCTAAGCTGTTCGCGCAAGCCCTCGGTGCTCATCGTGGACTTGTAGAAATTGCACTGCCGACACGCGGGGCGATAGTTCGCCAACTCATCCTTTCCGCCGAGGTAAACCGCCTGCACATGGTCGACCTGCATCTCTGTGATGTCGATCTCCCTGCCGCAGTAGGCGCAGTGACCGCCGTACATTTCGTAAACCTCACGGCGCATATCCTTCGACAATGATTTCCGTCGCCGCGCCCCCGTAATTTCACGCTTATGTTCCCGCATCACGTTCCCGACTACCTCCTGTGCCGTCGGATCGGGCTTCTTGCATGGTGTATATTCGTCCATGTTCTTCACCCCCGATAATCCTCAAACCGCTCGCAGCTCCGAAAGATGATCTTGTTGTTCACCCACCGTTGCAGCCGCCGTGTCTCTTTCGGGGCTCTCTGCTTGTCGTAGATCATGACATACGGATCATAGCCGTGCTCTCTCAGCCAGTACACCCGCCGCACATCCTCTGTGTGCGTGCTCCAATAGTTTGTGAGGACGTACACCTTACGCTTGCGGTAGTCCGTCACCGTCGATTTCTCCGCGAACATCCGAAGCATACGAGGGACGATCTCATCACGCGGATTGTCCCATGCAAAATGGAGCATTTTCACGTTGCACGCATTCAGCAGGTCGATATTCTCCGCCGTCAATAGCCGCGCGTCTATCCCTTGTGTAAAGTCTGTCCACGCGCCGCTCTCTGCAATCTGTCCGAGCAGTTCCATGTGTTCCGATGCGGCAAGTAGGTTCGGGTCAAGCAGCTTGATTGTCTTCTCACCGCTCCAAAACTCACTCAGGTCTGCCACTTTGCGGCTTGCTCGCCCCTCTTTATCTGCCACAATACAGAACGGGCACGCCCTCGGACATCCGCGTGTAAGAAAGCCGTAGGCAGTCGCTGTGTCGCCGTAGAGGGCATAGTCGGGATAGATGTGCTCAATCTCGTGCGGTAGGGTATGTGTCCTATCCGTTCCCGTCCCGCCGATCTGTGCACCGATATTCTCAAGTCGCCGTGCCGTGTCCGCATTCTCCGTAAAGACACATGCGACATAGAGCTTGTCATAGCCACCGAACAGATCACCGCCGAGAAGAACGTCATCAGGTCGTAGCAGGTGGACGCCATCGCCTTGACGTTTGTGCCATGCAGACAGTTTCATCAATACGAGATTCGGGAAGTTATGCCCGTCTACGTCAACCAGTCCGACTTTCATCCACTTCCTCCACCAATACGAGCACAAGCGATCCGCGCGTTTTCAGTCGCCGCGTGCCCGCATCCCACGCTTTGCTGCGCTCCTCAATTCTGCGAAGTGCGGCGGGACGGGCGCACCATTGCGCGGTTTTCCTGCTCACACCCGCAAGCGCAGCGATATCGTCCAGTGTCCCCTCGCCGATGTAATCATCCCCGCGATAGGCGGCATAGATGTTGCAGTTTCTCTTTGGGTGATAGTTCCCTTTTGCCACATCCGTCACGCTCCATTCCGCTCCGGCTCGTCGTCGAACTCTCCGCCATCGTCCCCGCCGCCATCGCCGCCATCAAAATCAAGGGTCTGCTGTGCGCGTTCGCCGTCGATGTACCGCCACGCCTCGCTCTCAAGTGCCTTGAGGTCGTCCCCAAGCTCGCGGCTAATGCAGTAATCCTCACTGTCCGCTTCATTCTGCACCCATTCCGGCCGCGCTGGTGTGTTGATGATGAGCGGTGCCTTGCTGTATTCGAGTGATTTCTGCGCGGTGATGGTGATGTACCTGTTATCGTCTGTGTGCGATTCGGTGATCCCGCTGACGATAATCCGCTTCGCATCCCGCTCGTCAAATTCGCAGATTTCTATGACGTGCGCGACCATCGCAATCATCCGCTCCTTCAGTTCCTCGCGCGGCGGGTCTTTGCAAGTCATCGTGTACGCATCCCAACTCTTAGTAGCCTCCTGATAGACTTCCCACCCAAAGAAATACTCGCCTTTCTTTGCCTTGATCTTCGTGATGCGCTTTTTGCGTTCCGTCATGTTGTCCCCTCCTCTGCTTCAATGTCCGCCATCTCCTGCGCGACAATCTCCATGAGTGTCTCCACATATTCAGCGGCGGCGGTGAAATTTTCCGCGCCGCGCGTGTTGTCCGCGACGGCGATCGCACGCTGTGCCGCCCCCTGATAGCTCTCCCTGAGTGCTTTCAGCTCCCCGTAGACCGCCATAATGGCGTACGCCTCCGGGCTTTGCGTTGTGTATGGGAAATCTGCGTCCTGCTCCTGCGCTGCTGCATTCTCGCGCGGATATTTCGCCGTCTCTGATTCTTCGGGCGGCGGCTGCGCTATTGACGGCGTTTCTGTAGTGGGCTGTGTTGTCCGCTCCTGTTTCGGCGTTTCCCTCTCCTTGACTTCTTCCACATCGCGGATGGTGACCGCGCCCTCTGTGTGAAGCCTGTCCGCGATCTTCGTCTGTTCATCCTCCGAGAGCCGCGAGGATTCGTATGCAACACTCACGCCGATTTTCTCCTGCTCGAATGCCTCTTTGAGCTGCGGATTCGTGAGGTTGTTTGCAATCGCCGCATAGCGGGCGAGCTGTCCTGATGTGGTGTTCAGCATCCGCGCGACGGTCTCGCGAATCGGCGCATCCAATTTTCCGTCGGCTTTGATCTGCTTTAGGATGTCGGTCGCCCGCTGTGCTTGTCGCATTTTCTCCGCATCCGTGAGCTGCCGCGCTGTGCTGTTCGTGTAGATCAGCATGAGTTCGCGCATATTTTCGTTCGCCTCGTTTTCGACGAGTGCGGCGATATTTGCAAACTCCGCGTGTCCGTCGGCGACGAGCTTCTGACAGGCGAGATGCCGACGGTGTCCGCTGATAATCATGTAGCGCCCGTCTGCGTCAGCGGCTTTGACGACGATGTTCTGCAGGACGCGTCCCGCAATCAGGATGGAGTCTGCAAGCTCGTCAATGCCCGCCATACTGTAGTGATTCGCAGGATTCGGGATGATCACGTCGATGGGTAGCGTTTTCAGCTCGTATGGAGGCTTTGCCGCCTCGGACTGCGAAGCGGTATTCATGAGCGCCATCATGTTAAATCCCGCCATCGTTACGCCTCCTCTTCATCCGCATCCAGAGGGAAGCCGATAATTTGTGTCAAATACTCCCACGCGAGGCTCTTATAGTCTCGTGCTGCACGGCATCGTGGACTGTGCTGCATGATCGGCGCAGATGCAAATGTGGATTCGTCCACTTTCGCCGTCCAGTGGATACGCGTATTCATGAGCCTATATTTCTCCATCATCTGCAGGTATGCCGCCCCCTGCTCGTTGACTTCGTTTTTCCGATAGCTCGTGAGGACGCATCCGCGAAAGGTAACAAGCGGATTGAAATTGCTCCGTACCAGCTCGATGCAGTGCAGCATCTCATCCACGCCGTCAAATGTGAATTTGTCCACCTTGACAGGGATGATGACATCATCGCCGACGGTGAGCGCGTTGATGACGCTCATGTTCTCATCGGGCGCATTGTCGATAATGCAGATGTCATAGCGCGTCATGATGGGGCGCAGTGCGTTCTCAAGCCGCTTTTGCTGTGGGCGCATGGTGTCCATCATGACGATTTTGTTTGCCTCAAGGAGTTTCATGTTGGCAGGGATGCAGTCAATCCCCGCGATGCCCGTATGCCGAATGACCTCCTCGGCGGTCTTTTCGCCTGTCATGAGATCGGCGACGCTCGGATGGTCGTAGCTGTGCACGCCGAAAAACTTGCTCGTATTGCCCTGCTTGTCATTGTCGATGACAAGGACGCGCATTTTATGAACGTGTGCAATCACGTAGGCGAGGTTAACACTCGTGATGGTCTTGCCAACGCCGCCCTTGAGGTTGCAGATATTGAGTACCCTCATTTTTCGCTCCTCTCCGTTGTTAGAATGGACCATCTTCATACGGATTCGCCATGTAGTCCAAGAACCAGATCACACCGTCAAATTTCACGCGGTATTTCTGAACGTCCTCGGCGCGAATGTACTGCTTCCCGAATATCGTTTTCATCCCGACGAATAAAATCCACGGGATCATGAAATACTGATCTCCGATTCCTGCGCATACTGCCGAGAACGCGCCCATCTTGTGAAAGTCCTGAAGCGCCTGCGCCTGTGTCGGCGTTACTGCTTTGAATTGCAGTCGTTCGGTGTCCGTGTGCTTTGCCTCAAAAGCGATCATCCGATCATTGGCAATGCAGCCGATGAAGTCCGGCTGTGCGCGGGCGGTGAATCGTACCGTTGCGATTCCCTGTGCGCGGTTCTTTTTGAGCACACGGAACGGCTCAGGTACTTTGATGATGTTCGCCCGCCCCTGATCGTGATAGGCACGGCACGCGGCAAGGATCATCTGCTCATGCAGTCGCCCCCGCCCGTTATTCATAGCTGCTCTGTATTTTCGGGCGGCGGCTTCGCTCTCGCGTTCCCATGACGTACTTTTCTTTTGCATATTTCATGCTCCTGTTCATTCGTCCGCGCACGGCGGGCGTTATCCACATCATCCACTTGTTTGCTTGATAACTTCATCCGGCAGAAGAAGTACCATTGCCCCGTGTCCTCACGGTATTCCTTCTCAACGCTGATGAGTTCATAGTTCGGATTGTCTGCCTCGATGATCTGCCTCATGCTCTCCGAATCCTCCGGCAGGTCTTTCATCTGCCGGATTTTCTTCCTGCTCATCATGCGCGGTTTGTCATTGACGGAATCCCACGGGCGGATCAGGTTCTTTGAGCAGTCCCATTTTCGGCGGCCCTTCGGTCGGTCATCCTCCTTGAATGTTTTGGCGATGTAGCCGATGACGGGCAGTAGCCCTTCTCTCGGGTCGGGCTTTAGCCGCTTTGTATTGGCATATCCCCGCCCCCATACCTCCTCCACCTCGTCACGGTCGAGTTCCGCATCCATGATGGCGTGAGGATGGGTGCGTCCTTTTTTTCCGATCTCGGTGACGGCAATCCACCGCGCGGGCGGCAGATTCTTTTTCTTGCGCCGATAGTTGAGGCGGCGGATGAAATTTCCGAACTCCTTTTTTGCCTCGGTTTCATCCTTCGGGGCGTGTTCCTCGGCGTAGCTAAGTCCGAGCAGCAGATCCCCTCTCCCGAAATTCGCATGAGTGAGTGCTTCAAGATATCGCGCGGATCGCTTGTTGTTGAGTGCCCTCTGTTTCGGAGTTGAGGTCTGACTTTTTCGTCGCCGCCCGGTCGGTGCTCGTGTCGGTGTGTAGGTGTAATATGACACTTGCCGAAAGTCTGACTGAATTCCGTATCTGCCACAATGCCGGATGCGCTTTCGCACTCCGCTCATAAATCACCTTCTCCCTTTTCGCAGAAAAGATAATCCCGTAAACAAGCCCGAAACCGCGAAATGACGCGGCTTTTTGCTTGCTTTCCTCTTGTGTTTTTTGAGCGGAAATGCTATAATATTTGTGTAGGATTTGCAGCTTCCACTCGTGGGGCTCTCGCCCCTTCCTTTCGGGAAAAAGGAAGGGGTTTTCTTATGCCCCTACATCGACGTACTGGACGCACGCCCATGCATCCACGCCCGCAAGATACTTGACTACGAACGCCATGACTTCGCCCGTGTCGGTGTCGATCACGGCATAGTCCCCGTTTTCATCCTGCGTGTCCGCGATGATGTATTTCGGCGCGTCGCGCTCCATGACAGTCTCTGTTGCGCGGGTGACAGCTTCCACCCATGCAGGATCGTCCGATTTCAATCCGCCCGCGCTGATCGTCTCGTCATGTCGGATGAGTTCGCGGCGGTAGATTCCCCGCCATAGGTTCTCCTTATCGCTGTGGCTGAATATCAGCCGCCACTGCTTCATGTCTATCTGCTCCGTTTCCCTGTAGGTGCATTTCCAATAGAGCGGCACATGGTATTCGCAGGTAAGGCAGTGTTTCTCGCAGACACTCCCACGATGACGGCGACACGCAAATCCCGTCATGTGTCTGTGGTGGCAGATTGGGCATAGGTTGTCGTTATAGATCGTCCGAAACTCCTCCATGTACCGCCGCTTTCGCATCTGCTCGCGCTCTCGTAGGAGTGCCGCCTTGACGGTGATTTGCATGGCAGATCAGACCCCCGTGCATCGGCGCAGCTCGATCGCCACGCCGATGGCGTATCCGATGCCGAGTGCCACGCCAATGAGGAACGCCCATCCCCACGGATAGAGAAACGGTGTGCGAAAGCTCGCGATTCGCTTGTAGATTCCCATGATCGCACCTCCTCAGACGATATGATTCAGTGCGATCACGTTGCCAAGTTCGGCGGCTTCCTCGTCGGTGAGCGTAATGCCCTTGTGCATACGCGGCTCTTCGCCCGGCTCGTGCGACCAACGTCGCAGGTCGAGCTTTGCCGGGCGGCCGCTGTAGCTGATGCGATTGAGTTCGAGCGTGTTTTTCCCATCCGCGCTCCGACTGATGATTGCCAGTCGCTCCGTGACTTCATAGCTAAAATCTTTCATTGTGTGCTCCTTTCTCTTAGTGCTTGATTCTGAGACCGCGCATGAGGCGATCTGTGGTGGCGTCAAGCGAGCGGCGGCGCTCCTCATCTCCGCGAAGCTCCGCAATCTTTACGATTACCTCTGCGACGCGGCATCGCTGCTCGATGGTGAGATCATCGCGCTCGGATATCTCCGCCATCTTGAGAAGAAGATCATCCAGCACCTTCTCCGTGTTTGCCTTGCTGAAACTCATTGATTTACCTCCTATGCGAATTCGTACCATCGAAGGACTTTTTCACTTACTAAGTCTGCCGGGTTTTTTGCGTCGTTCGGTGTCTCCATTGTTTCAAAAAGAACAGCTACTCCTTCCACAGATTTATATACGAGTGTCGCTATCTCCTCATGAGTTCCTACCTTTTCGCCATCTGGCGCGGTCGCAATCCATATTGTGCCAAGGCTTGTGTAACGCAGATCCGCGAAGCTGACCTTTACGAGTTTCTCTGTGCCTTTATTGGAGCGTGACTGCAGCGTAAAGGCGACGGGCTCTTTGATTGTTTCCGTTTTCATTTTCTCCCTCCTATTTCATTCATCCGGCGACCGATTGCCGCTGCTCTGCCATATTCACTGCGTGAGAGCTTGGCGGCTCGCGCCGCTCGGCGTGAGCGATCACGGTGATATTCTTGCCGTCCTGCTCTGCTTTGAGCTGATAGAGCCGCGTCATGATTGTCGCGGCGTTCGCATTGATGAGATTTGCGTTCATTCGCTCACTCCTTTGGAGTCCTGCTGACTCTCACGAACCCCTCCATTACTTCTATGGTGATGGTGTAGTTATCGCCCTTAAAGTGTCCGCTCAGATCGTGCAAGAGATCCATGAGCAGCGTGAACAATTTCCCATTTATCGCCATCACCATATCTTCTGTGTCCGTTTTGAATTCCATACCCTCACCTCCTCAGCCGACTTCCTCAAATTTCACGTTCGCTCTTCCTTCCGGGTCGTATTCAATGACGGCTCGGAACTTTTTCTTTTTCAAGATCCAGTCCGCCATCTTTGAAAAGAGTGCCTCCGTGAAGAAAGCGGTCTGTCGAACGCCCTCTTCCGTAATGGAAAATCCCGCATCCGACGCTTCACGTGTTACGTTTGACACGTTATCGCCTCCTCGCCCGCCTATGCGGGCTGTTTTTCTGTGCCGCCTCACCGTGCTATAATGAGTACGGAAAGGAGGTGATGTCATGGAAAACATTGAGATCAACTTGACCTCCGACAAAATCATAACGATTCATGAGTTGGAAGAAATTCATGTGCTTTACCAAGGCGAACTTTCTGACGTAATTACTCCTGAATCAATCCCTGATTTTGCATGGCGATCGGATTGCGCATATTCCTTCATTGGCAGAGAGGAAAGCGCCGTCGTTCAAGGGTCTATGATCTCCTATCTCTACTTCTTTGCGTAGGGTTAGCAGGTCACTTCAACGTAAAGCGTATGGCTTTCCCCATACGCTTTATTCATTTCATCAATAAATGCCCGCGCGACTCTCGTGTCGTAGCCGGCGTTGATGATAATTTTCATGACAGGCTTGCTCTTATTCTCCTTTCCTCTTACATGAGCCATTGCCCAGCGTTTCATCATCGCTATCATCTCCTCACCTCCTCGCCCTATGCGGGCTGTTTTTCTGTGCCGCCATCGGCGGCGGTATCATCCGCCATCCGTGCGCTGCGTCCGACTTCAAGCCCCCGTGCGAACGAGAGCGCCGCCGCACGCAGGATCTTCTCACCCGTCGTCCCTGCGCTGCGCAGAGCATCAATCATGTGCGGTGTCGAGAACGCATACGGCTCACTCGGGATGCCGAGCATTTCATTCTGAATCATTTTCTCCCCTCCTTGCCCACCATCGCGGGCTTTTTCTCTACCTCCTCGCCGTGCTATAATGAGCGTAAAGGAGGTGATTGCTATGGATATTCAAAAACTTCGCCTTGCAGTACAGGATTTTCGATTTCAAGGAAAAGTGCGCCGCGATAACAATTCATCCTTGACTGTTCGCGAACATAATGAGCTTGTCGAGAGTATTGCCCGTGCTCTCGATAAGTTCGTGGATGCAATAGAGGAATCAGAAAGTCCCGAGTCTGCTACTAAGGACTAACCGCCCCTCTATGCACTGTCAGTCCCGCCCTAATTTTTGGAGGCGGGATTTTCTTCTTTCAGTGTCAAAAACGGAGCATCTTCTACTGCATTGTTCAACTCTCTCAATGCTCGTAAAAGCTGTTCGCGGAGTTCGACAACTTTTTTGAGCTTCTCGTCGAACGTGTCCAAATCCATCTGAACCACGGTATAAAGTTTTTCCATCTCCTCACCTCCCCTCTGTTCCCGCCATCGCGGGCTTTTTCGTGACCTACCATCATCAGCGCAGGGCGGTCATTCCCTGCGGACGCCCACGCGGGGCGTTTCGGCTTAATCTGCAGATTCAATCCCCGCGAATTCGCTCGCTTCCTTGATGAGCTGCAGGAGGTACTTCGCGCTCCCAACGTGCCCCCAGTTGATCTCCTCCGGCGATGTGTCCATGTGGTTCTCGACGTGGGCTTTCAGCGCGTCCAGTTTCTCCTCAATCGCCGCCACCGTTCCGATGAACTCATCCAGTGCCTTTTCGTTTACGCCTGTGTTTTTCATTTTGTTTGTCCTCCTTGCCCCGTGAGGCGGTTTCCAGTTCATTTTTTCTTTTCTTTTTGAATTTGTAAACTCATTATAGCATTACATTTTGAGTCTGTAAAGTCTTTTTATTTTATTTTTGAGTTTACAAACGCATTTTTTTATGTTATCCTCTAGTCAAGAAAAGAAAGGAGGTCGAAAAATGGAATCAAACGGGCTTCACGAACGCATCAAAGCCGTCCGCAAGAGCCTGGTGCCGAAGGTGTCGCAGACGGCGTTTGCTGAAATGCTTGGAACGACTCGCGCCGCCATAGCACCTTATGAGAGAGGTATTGTTACCCCGTCCGACACGTTCATCCAACTCCTCTGCGCGAAGTTCAACATCTCCGAGGAGTGGTTGCGTACGGGCAAAGAGCCGATGCACAAAAGTGATATTGAGGCGCAGGTGGATGCCTATACGCGGGGCTACGCTCTCGATGCCGAGGAGCGCGAGATCATCCGCTACTTTTTGAATCTCAATCCGTCTGAACGCGCTGCGATGATCGCGCACGTCGAAAATCTCGCCGATGCCATCCGCGCCGCGCGTCCGCAAGAGAGTGCGCAGACGGACGCATCCGCCGCTAATAGTAAGGATGCCGCTGTCAAATCCCAGCGCACCATGACGTCGGATGAACTGGAAGCCAAAGTCGACGCCTACCGTGCCGCTCTCATTGCAGAGCAAAAGGGGCAATCAGCATCCTCCTCTGGAAGCGTCGAAAAAATGGCATAAAAAAAGACCGCCCGTAGGCGGTGGGAAGAAGGATTGCTGTCGGTTGTTTTGATTGGTTGATTGTAGGGAGTGTATATTATGGAAAACTTGTTTATGCTTATAGTTTTGGTGTCTCTTCTTGTGGCTATCGTTTTCCTCATACTTTGGGCAATCGGGAAGGCAAAGAAAGTACCAAACACGCATGGCAAAAAAGCTGGCATCGCGCTCCTTGTCGGTGTAGTTGCCTATATTGGATTCGGAATCACTCATACGCCAATCGAAAAGGCAAAAGACAGCAAGTCCGTGCAGCAGGAAGTCGCGCAACGGGAAGCTACTCAGCCTCCGTCGGCGGAACAGATCCTCGCAAAAGCCTCGGAAAAAGCAGTCTCCTCCTATGGTGGTTCCCTTGTAAAATATCGGGACGTTACAGTAACGGCGCATCCCGACGGAACGTACTTTGTTGTTGTGAACTGCAACGGCATTATGACGGATAAAAAAGGAACTCTTGCTGAGTATAGAATCGCAGCCACCCGCGTTATGAAAGAAATGTTTGCTACGGATGTAAATCTCAATGGTTGTGATTTCGCTGTTTGGATGGATGTCGTGGAAAAGAAAACTGGGCGTGAAGAAAATCATAACGTCTACGGTATAACTTTAAGGAGAGAAGCTGCCGATAAGATCAACTGGAAGAATGTTGATTCGATAGACATAACAAAGAGCGCCGATCCTGAAAAGATTCTTCAGCCACTCCGCTAATTCGTAACGCAAAATAAAAACCGCCCGCGCTGACAACGCGAACGGTCTTACATGGGCAAGCGATACTGACAATATCGCCGCCCGCCGAAACACCATGAAGATGCTCCGAAAGTGCAATTTCATTATAGCACCTTCATGGCGTATTTTCCATACGCAATTTTGGAGGTGTATTTTTATGCCGAAACGTGCGGCGCTCTATATCCGTGTTTCGTCCGAGGAACAAGCACGGCACGGGCTTTCCCTCGGCGAGCAGCGCGCTGATCTGCTGAACTATGCGAAGGAACATGGTTATTCGGTGGTTGGGATTTATGCCGATGAGGGTGTGAGCGCACGCAAGGCGATGTCCCGCCGCAAGGAGCTGCAGCGAATGCTTGCCGATGTTGAGGCTGGACGTATCGACATTATCATCATCAAGTGTCTTGACCGTTGGTTTCGCAATGTCGCGGATTTCTACAAGGTCAAAGAACGTCTGGACGCTTGCGGGGTCGATTGGGTATGCAGTCGTGAGGACTATAATACGACGACGCCGAATGGGATTCTTATGCTGAATCTCAAGCTCTCAATCGCACAGCATGAGAGCGATCAGACGGGTGAGCGCATCCGTTATGTGTTCGAGGGAAAACGCGCACGCAGGCAGTTTGTAACAGGTCTAATTCCCCTAGGGTTAAAGGTTGCAGATGGCTATTTCGCGAGGGATGATAAAACTGCGCCGATTGTTGAATGTGCGTTCAATCATATTTTGAACGGTGGATCTACGCGCTCTTTGGTGCAGGTTCTTTATGATAAGTTCGGGCACAAGATCACCAAGACGGGGCTGTTTGACCTTCTGCGTAATCGTTCTTATATCGGTGAGGTGTACGGCATTCCTGATTATATGTTTTCGCTGATTCCTCATGATGTTTTCTTTCGGGTGCAGGAGATTCTTTCGCGTAATACAAAGTATACGCACAGCGGCAGGATCTATTTATTCTCCGGACTCCTCCGGTGTCCTGACTGCGGTAGGAATTTAGCGGCATATCGCGGTCGACGTTTGAATAGCGACGGGGAGCGGCGTTTTCAATATCAGTGCGGCTACCGTGTCAATCGCTCAATGCCCGGCTGTCATTTTGCGCGCGGTATGTACGAGGATAAGATAGAGCAATATCTGCTCGATAATATTCAATCATTGATTCGAGAGCATATCATCACGATGGAGTCATTCTGTGGTCAGCAAGGAAGGGAACGTCCGGAATCAAAGATAGACGCGCTCAAGGCGAAGCTCTCACGGCTTGAGGATATATATATCGCAGGCTTAATGGATAAGGGCAAATATACAAAAACATACAAGGAGATCACACAGGAGATATCGGAGCTATCAACGCTCGTCGCTCGTTCGCTGTCTATCCCCTCCGCTCTTCGCGAGGTTGCCGATGATAGGGATTTTCGCAGCACCTATGAAAGTCTCTCGCGAGAGAACAAACAGCGTTTTTGGAAGTCCATTATCGCCTCGATTACGTTCGATGATACTCCTGATACCCGTGGCAAGGGCGCCTATATCCCTTATCGGGTTACTTTTTTATAGCAAAATGTCCCATGTAAGGAAGGTTAAACACTCGTCTCACGCGCACAGCGGGCGGCGGCATAGTGAAGCGCGGGGCGGTATGCCGCTGCGAGTTCCCTGAGCTCTGCGCAGGTCACGCGCCGCATCGCGGAGGCGGGCAGTACCGCGCTCATCGTACGCCCTCCTTTTCATTTCGCATCATGACCGTCCGCCCGAGAAATCCGATCAGCCCCGAGGCGATGTTGCTCGTCAGCTCCGCGCTCCCGTAGAAGACGGACAGGATCGCGACCACGACCAGCCCCGTCCCGACCATCCAGTCCACGCGCGGCAGATAATTCCGCAT